TTATTTACCATATCAAAAATATTTTGCAGGCTATTTGCTTTCTCTTCAGGTGTAGGTACTATTCCTCTACCAAATGAAGGTTTCCAATCTTTTGCTTTAAGATGTTCTTGATCTTTAGGTTTGTGCCAAGTCCATGCGCATCTATCACAATTACATCTAATAGCATGTGTTCCGTTTTTATAATAAGAATCTCTAGTAGATATACCTACTATCCTATGCTTACTAAATGATTGAAATAACGGTATTCTGATCATTTTATTGCCATCTAACCTTTTATCATCAAATAAATAGACTCTATGATGACTTGGGTGAATGCATACCAATCCTTCTGCCTTTTTAATATAGGTATAATCACCATATTTGCCATTTTTATGAGTATCTGGCAAAGTTCTCCACTCAATATCCTCTATTTTATGCCATTCATATTGAGTAATGAATGTAAGTACATTGTATAGCATTGTTTTTATTGTTTTCATGTTTACCCCGTATTTTGTTATTGTTTATTATTAAAAAAATGTTAAGCAGGTATATTTTACAACCCCCTGCTATGGGTTACGCACACTAGATTAGTATCCGATTGTCTTGAAGAACTTGCTTGCTCTTCTAGAGTATCTGCATAGTATCGATATTGACATAGATGTGATCCTTTCTATGATTATGAATATTGATAGTGTGAGTATGAATCCACCAATTAACATTAGTATCAAGTATTGCCAATGATTAGGTAATACATTCCACCAATACAATGTAGCAGAGCCATACAATAGGCAGGTTTTAAGAGGTTTTAGTAGGTGTCTATATCTTACCATTGATAACCTTCTTTGTGCGCTTTAAAGCCTTTTTAAGGGCTTCGTAAGATGAAGAACAATCACTTGTTTGCTTAATTGCAACAAATTCTCCACCTATTATGAATCTATTATAACCGACTGCTCGTGGCATGATAGCCTCCCGTATTTATTTGTTTATGTGTACTAAAGAACCTTATCTCAACGCTCTATTGTCAAGATAATAAGAGAATATGCAGGGCATACTCTCTTTAACACGATCTATGATCGTATTAGGGGATGTTAAACGGATAAAGAGGAAACTAGGGGCTTATAAGGGGAATAATAGGCTTCTATAACTTGTATAGTTTCACCTGATTCAGGGTGAGTAACATCTTTGGTAGATGATTTCCCTAGTTTCTGATAGGTAGACTTAAAGTCAATATTGAGAGATTTAGTAGAAGAATGTGTTTCCTTAAACTCTTTATCCATATCTTTTAACAAGGCTAAAGAAAGAGTTTTAGGGCATTCTTTATCTTCTTCAGGAATGAATTGGACTTTAAGTGCATTGGAATAAACAACTTGTCCATTATCATCTAATAAAGAGGGATGTCTCATTAAAGGTTTCCCATCTCTAGACATCACGGGCTTGTTATCATCACCAATTACAAGTTGTTTAGGTTGACTAATATCAGATTTACGAGTATTGAAGTATTTGAGAATATTCATTGTTTCGTCCTTTCTAGTTATATTTAACAATTAATATGAGCACCTTGCTCAAGCAAGACAGGGGCAGAGCCGAAGGCTCAATGGCAACTGCAACCGTCCTGAATTTCAACGATGGCGAGGAACGAGCCCGATAAATTCGACGGGGGTAGGTGCATTGTATATCGCACATTCCCATTCTGCAAAAAATTTTTGAAATTTCATTTGCAAACCCCCCTATATATATACTATATTAGTATACTATCTTGCGGTGCTCCTTAACAGTTTATATAGGCCTTTAAAGAGGCACCTATAGATACTTTAAAGCTTTTATTAATAAATATATTCCAGGTATTATGGCTAGTAAATACGCAACTATAAAGACAACAACTCCGAACGAACCATGGAAAGGTTCAGTTAGCGTAGATAATGTAAGGACATACCCTAAAACATCGAAAAAACGTAGAAAATGAGGAGTTCTAGACAGACCCTTCAAAAGAAATCAATCGAAAGAAAGGTTTCTTTACTGATAGGGCTCTGGATACTTGATAAAGTAGTTATGATAATATTATTTTGGATTATGAAATAGAATATGGCAAAATTTAGTAGTAGATCAAAAGAAAAACTCGCAACTTGTCACGAAGACTTGCAAAAACTCTTTAATGAAGTTATCAAGGTGGTAGATTGTACCATTATTGAAGGTCACAGGACATGCTCTAGACAGAATAGGTTATATGAAGAAGGAAAAACTAAAGTACGTTACCCTAAAGGTAGGCATAATTCAAAGCCTAGTCGTGCTGTTGATGTTGCTCCTTACCCCATTGACTGGGATGACAGAGAGCGTTTCACACTTTTTGGTGGGTTCGTGCTTGGGATGGCTAGTAGGATGGGTATTAATATTCGTTGGGGAGGCGATTGGAATAAAGATTTTCAAGTAAATGACAATAGATTTGATGATTTTCCTCATTTTGAGCTGATAAATAAGGAAAAAGATGCCAAATAGCCTAGATAGTGTATTTCAAGGTATATATAAGTCGATAGTAGAGGCACAAAACACAATTGAGCAGCATTATGTAGGGGAAATAAAGGAAGATTACTTCGATAAAGATGGTAATCCCTATATGATCCCTATACAATTACCTGCTGGTGACAGTGGTAAACTAAAAACTGTTAATATACCTGTGATAACTCTAGTTCCACACAACGGTATGGCTATTAAAGAAGTAGAAATAGAGATGAAAGTAGCCTTATCTCCTGGTGAATCGGAGGAAATCAACAATAATACTGTTACAGAGAAGAAACCTAGTATAATACGCAGTTTTTTTACAGATTTAAGTAATAGAAATAAAGGCAGTGAAATGGCTAAGATAAGGGTGAAGTTTAATGGGCAAGACGCTCCAGAGGGTTTGGCTAGAATTAAAGATTCACTAATCAAGATAATACCAAATTAAATGGAGAATAGAATATAATGGCAACACAAGACACAACAGTTAAAGCATTTGTAGGACTTCCTATAGAAGATTTAATTACAGCGCCTATTATTGGTGCAGCTAAAGGACAAAGAGCCTTAGCAGCAGAGACATTAAGTTTTGTTGAAGACTTAGCATTTACAGGAAAAGAGAACGAAGATGGATCTAAAGAGGCTAATATTATCAATGTAAGCCTAGATAGACTAACTAATTCATCAACTACAGGCCAAGTATCACATGTTAATCAAAAGATTCAAATGCCTGTAATATCTTTAGTTAATATACCTAATTTTGCTATGGATACTATGGAAATTGACTTCGTTATGAGCGTAGGACAAACATCATCAAGCACAAGTAGTTCTGATAAGAGTTCAGATTCAAGCTCAAGTGCAAGTGTTAGCGGTGGTGCATCCTGGGGATGGGGTCATGTAAGCGCATCTGCTAGTCATACAGTAAGTGGACATGTAGCATCATCTAAATCTAACACAAGAGCAACTGATTTTAGTGCTAAATATGAAGTACATGCTACTGCTAAACAGCTACCACCTGCAGAGGGAATGGCTAAATTTACTCAGATAATGGCATCTGTAATAGAGCCTATATCTACATCATCTGAAGCAGGTACAGTATAATGCAGGTAGTAATGGCAAAACTTATAATGATGTTCTTTAAGCAAAGAAATTTTAAAGCATTGAAAATGTTGTCAAATCAACTTAAGATGCCTGGTGAACAAATGCTTAGAGTAGCGAAACATACTGTATCGAAAGCTAAACCAACAGTTAAACCTCAAACTATTGCAGAGAAAATAGAAGCAATTAGGACAAATCCTGAAGCAGCTAAGAACTTTGCTGGTAATCTTTCTAAACAAATGGATAAAAATGTTACTAGACATGGAGGGAAACTACCTAAAAAGACCAATAAGCCTGGTGTGACTAAAGTAAGAGACGAAATGGGGGATCATATAGAGGGTAGCAGAGGTCCTGCACATGATGTATGGGGAATTCCAGGTATAGACTGGTAAAATGTATCAAATTTCTATAAAGCATAAGGATAAAGGAAAAGTATCCTATGATGTTTATACTAAAGAAGAAGCTGAAAAAGAAGGGATTCGGTTTACTTATTGGAAAGAAGCGGAGGAAGGAGACTATGCGATCACTGATGATAACTATGTTGGAAAAGTCATCAAGAAAAAGAAATATGACTCAGCTAACGGTGTTGTTTCTTATTATGTTAGGATGCCTTTTGGTTATGCCTTTCATTCTCCTAGGTATCCTACTCAAAAACTTAAAGCAGATGGCAGGCTATCTAATCACACGCTTTCAGGGAAACCCCAGTTAGAAGTAAGAAAAGGACATCCTGATTGGAAAAACCTTGCTTTAGTATATTCTGTATGCTTTAATATGGATTTAGCGATAGATACGGTATTTGATAACCCTTCTCCAAATAAAAAGCGTACTGCTAAAAGATGGATGAGAACACAGGAGTTTAAAAGTATGGTAAAAGATGAGTTAAAAGATGTATTAGCCGAAAAAGGTTATAATAAGTCTAAAACAATAGACCTATTGACCAAAGGTTTGACTATGGCTGAAGCCAAAAACGATGTTACTAATTTCTTAAGAGTAGTTGAAAATATACAAGATATGCTAGGAATGAAAGATAAAACT